TAGCAAAGATGATCTTGCGAGACCGTGGGATTGCCGGAGTGCCGGGGATCATCTACATCAAGGACGGCAAAGTCAATGTGGAGGTGCGAAATGAAAAGGAAGACACTTAAACGCCTATCAATCATGAGTGCATTTATGTTAATGGCGTGCCTGCCTCAAATGATGCCGCCAGCCATTGAGAGCGAAGGATTGAGGATGGAGCAGCCGGGGCGGTGAACTCATGCTAAAGAAGTTCTGCAAACGACAAGGATGTACAAACCTAACCGATGGCGGCTATTGTCCGGATCATAAACAACAAGAGCACGCTTATGATCAATACCGCGAGTCATCGGCGAAGCGAGGGTATGATGCCAAATGGAGAAGGGCGAGAACATCATATCTAAAGGAGCACCCTTTGTGCGTTCGATGCATGAATGAAGGCAAGGTCGTAGCTGCTACGGTAGTCGATCATATCATTCCACATAAAGGCAACAAACGATTGTTTTGGGACAAGGGTAACTGGCAACCTCTATGCAAGAGACACCATGATAACAAGACTGTCACTGAGGATGGAGGGTTCGGACGTGGATGAAACAACGGTAGCATAATTGAGAATGATCTAGGCATTGGCAATGAGGATGAATAGGGAGGTCAGAGATGGCCTTTCAATGCTTTACCGCACTAAAGCGATGAAGGAAAATAGCATGGGGGAGGGGGGTCAAAATCCTTCGAAAGGGCGACTCTGTTGACCGCGTCCCCAGTTTTTTCGCGTAAACTTTCGTTTTTTGAATTTTTAGGAGGTTTTCGAGCTATGGATAAATCAAAAGATCGGCAAAACGGAGGAATCGGAGTAATCGGTTTACTCGGTGTGGCCTTTGTAGTGCTAAAACTTACGGGATATATCGATTGGTCCTGGTGGTGGGTCACTGCTCCATTCTGGGGAGGAATCGCAATTGCATTACTGATTGTTTTGATTTGCTCAATAGGTATCGGATTGATGGAACTGTACGAGAAAAGGTCAAAACGGAAATAAGTATTTGAGTATAAATTACTGGAGGTGTTCCCGATGGGCAGAAACGCAAAACCGGTATCTCTGCACATCGCAGAGGGCAATCCAAATCGGCTAACAAAGGCTCAGATGCAGGATCGCGAAGAAAACGAAGTTAAACTTGGCAAGCATGAGCTTGAAAAGCTAAAAAAGCCGTCGTTTATTACAAAAGACAAGACTGCAAATAAGATTTGGAACGATCTTATCAAGGAATACAAGTCTGCAGCGGAGCAGGGCGTCGAATTGCTTACGAGCTCCGATATCGGCATGCTGGCGATGTATTGCAAGACTTATTCGGAGTATGAGCGATTGCTCGCGCAATATCAACGAATCGAGAACGCCAAGATCGACGAGCATATTCTTGATGAATATATTGGCCGCGCCGAAGCGGTCGACGAGGTAAATTACAAAGCGTTGCGCTATCTCTCGCAATTGGCTGCGGTCGAGGGCATCCTCAAGATCGAAACAGCCATAAACAAGAAGATGGACATGCTGCTGAAAATGCAAGACCGTCTCTTCCTCAATCCGCTGGCGAAGGTCAAGAACGTCCCGAAGCCGAAGAAGGACGACAAGCCGGCGAGCAAATTTGCAAAGTTTGGCGGCGGACGCGGTGGCTAGTTATCCGCTAAATGTCCTGTCCTATGATGATCGAGTAACGCGGTATGCGTTGGATGTCGTCAACGATCGATTGCCGCGCCGCGTCGGGAAGTCCGAACGACAGGCTTGTGAGCGTCATCTTAGAGATTTGGAACGTCAGGGGACGGATGAATTTCCTTATGTCTGGGAGCCAGAGCGCGCTTATGAATTGATTGAGTTCGCCGAGACGTTAACGCTTGCGGAAGGCGAGGAACCGCAGCCGCTTCGCTTATGGGGTTTCCAGGACTTCATTTTCGGCAGCTGGCACGGATGGAGGACCCCGGACGGATACCGACGCTTCAGGACTTCTTACGTTCAAGTGGCGCGCCAGAACGGAAAATCGCTTGGAAACGCCGTTCCGACAATGTACTATGGAAATTTCGACGGTTATCAATACCCGCAAGTATACTGCACGGCCACGAAAGAGATGCAGGCGCGCATTGTCCTGAAAGAGTGTTTTAAATTCATTCAGGCCGATCCGGAGCTCGGAGGTACCGAGTACGAAGACGGCCTATTTACGATCAAGGATTACGCCAGCAAGATCATGTGCAACCTGAGCCGCGGCGAAGTCCGGGCGCTTGGTCGAGATACGAAGTCTATAGACGGTTTCCGACCGTACTTCGCGAGCGTCGACGAGTATCACCTGCATAAAGACAACCAGATGTATAAGCTGCTGTCTGATGGCACGAAAAAGCTGCGGCAGTGTTTGATTAGCGTTATTACAACGGCCGGATTTGACCTGAACGGCCCGTGTTTTGCGCTTTATGAATACTGCAAATTGATCCTAGAAGGCGTCCACGTCGACGAAACGCAGTTCGTTTTCATATGCGAATTGGACAAAGACGACGATATCTGGGATGAAGAAAACTGGTCGAAGGCAAACCCGCTATGGACAGATCAGACGCTTGAAAGCCTGCGAGCTGACGCGATCAAAGCGAAGGCGATGCAGGGTGAGGAACTGCGGAATTTCTTGACCAAGAGCCTAAACCAGTGGGTCCAGTTCGCGGACAATCAATACATGAACATGGAACACTGGAAAGCGTGCGCGAGCGACACGACGATAGAGGATATGACTGGCCGCGAGTGCTGGCTCGGCCTTGATTTATCGAGTGGCGGCGACCTGACAAGCGGCGCGCTGGAGTTTCCAATCCAAGACGGTCAACATCGCAAATATTACATTCACTCGCACAGCTTCATTCCGAAAAATCGGGTGCAGGAACACATTAAGACGGACAATGCACCCTATGATATGTGGATTCGCGACGAGTTGCTTACCGTCACGGAAACACTCGGCGGAGTAAAGACGGATTACAAATACATCATCAGCTATTACCGCGAACTTATCGCAAAATATAAATTGAAGCTCAGAGGCATCGCTTATGACCCACATAATGCGGATGCCTTTTTGCATGACCTGGAAGAGTTCGGCGTCGATTGCGTCGAGATAACGCAGTCGGCCAAGAGCTTGAACGACGCGACGGTCGATTTCCGCTTAGAGGCAGAGGCCAAAAACGTCATTTACGATCGCCGGAACAAATTACTCACGTGGTCAATGGCGAACGCCAAGACAGTAAGCAATAGCTTCGGCGAAATCAAGATCGAAAAAGACGCGAACACGAAGCGAATCGACCCGGTCGACGCCGTTATTGACGCGCACAAGCTCGTAGTCGCAGCAGGCAAGCCAAAAGAGTCAGTGTATGAGCGTCGTGGCATAGCGACGTTCTAGGGGGAGGTGAGAACGACGAAACTTAAGATACCATTTACGAACAAATCAATCGAGATTAAGTCATCTTCCCTCGCCAACCCGGAGAAATGGGTGTCTGATTGGTTACGCGGCGGTAAGCCAGCCAGGTCCGGCGTACATGTCAATGACGAGACGGCCATGCGGGTAACAGCTTACTTGGCGGCCGTCAAGATCATAGCGGAAACCATCGCCTCACTCCCTCTCAACCTGTATCAGGCCAAGGGGGATAACAAGGAACGTGCTCCCAATCATCCGCTTTATGAAGTATTGCATTTTCAGGCCAATCCAGAAATGCCTGCATACACGTTCCGAGAGACGTTCCAAGGGCATATTTGCAACTGGGGAAACGGGTATGCCTTTATCGATCGAAACGGCGCGGGGCAAGTCACGGCATTGTGGCCGCTGCTACCGGATCGCACAAGGCCGGACAGAGACGACAAAGGTAATCTTATTTACTGGACGATGGTCCCCAAGACAAACGAGGTTAGGCGTCTGGACGCGTTCGATGTTTTGCACATACCGGGATTCGGATTTGACGGCATTGTTGGGTACAATCCGATTAAATTGGCGCAAGAGGCGATCGGACTTTCGATTGCCGCCGAAGAATTCGGGGCCGCATTCTTCGGCGACGGAGCCACGCCGAGCGGTGTCATTGAGTACCCGGCGGTGCTCTCCGATAAGGCGCTGGAAAACTACAAAAAAGAAGCACGGTCGGCCTATCAAGGGTTGAGTAATGCCCATAAACTGATGATTCTCGAAGAGGGATTAAAGTACCATCAGGTAACCATCCCGCCGGATGCTGCACAGTTTCTTGAAACGCGTAAGTTTCAGATCGCCGAAATCGCACGCATCTTCCGGGTGCCGCTGCACATGCTGCAGGAACTGGACCGGGCTACGAACAACAATATCGAGCATCAATCGATTGAATTTGTTGTCCATACGATTCGGCCGTGGCTTGTGCGATGGGAACAGTATTTGCGCATGAAGCTGCTTTCTCAACGCGAGCGGCGTGCCGGCTATTATGCTGAATTTAATGTCGAAGGACTGCTTCGCGGGGACACCAAGAGCCGGTTCGAGGCTTACGGTGTGGCCCTCGATAAAGGGTGGATGTCGCCCAACGAAGTGCGGAGCAAGGAAAATCAGAATCCATACCCGGGCGGAGATGCGTATCGCGTACCGCTTAATACTGGAAAAGTAAACCCCGACGGAACGACTACTGATGAAACTAAGGAAGGAGGCACAGGAGTTGAGCAGACAACAGAATAGTTTCTGGCAGGTTAAGAACAAGACGGCCGGCAAAGCGGAACTGCTCATCTACGGTGAGATCAGTTCCTTTTCTTTTTGGGGCGACGAGGTAACTCCGAAGGAGATCGACGAGATGCTTAAGGCGATCGGTGATGTATCGGAGCTTTCGGTGCGCATAAATAGTCCTGGTGGCGAAGTGTTTGCAGGCATGGCGATTTATTCCATGCTCAAGCGACATTCGGCAAATGTGACCGCTTATGTCGACGGACTTGCCGCATCGATATCCAGCGTCATTCCGCTTGCGGCAAACAAAATCGTCATGATGCGCGGCAGTATGTATATGGTGCATCGGCCTTATGGAGGAGTCTGGAGTGCCACGTCGGACCAGATGCGGGCAAAGGCGGACTTACTCGATAAGATCGAGGGCGAGATGAGGGCGCTGTATAGCGGAAAGACGGGTATGTCTGACGACGAAATCAAGACACTCCTTGCAACCGGCGATACCTGGTACACAGCAGACGAAGCGCTTTCGGCTGGCTATATCGACGAGATCGAGGGCGAGACGGCCGTTGCAGCGTGTTTGCGCGGTGATACCGCGATCATCAACGGCATCGAAGTGGACTGGCGGCAGTTTAAAAACGCGCCGACCCTGCCAAAGGTCGAAAGTCCTGCGGCAGTTGATTATACATTCAAAGCCGCAGCTCGAAAACGTGAGCTTGAGCTAATTAACAGGAGGTAGAAGGATGAGAGCACAAATCAATGAATTGCGCCAGGAGCGCGCAAGTATTTGGGAGCAGGCTAAAGCGCTGAACGAGACGGCGCTTGCGGCCAAGCGGGATTTTACCGCAGATGAACAAACGCAGTATGACAAAATGATGGCAGACATGGACGCCAAGAAATCGCAAATCGACCGTCTAGAAGCTGCACTCAAGATCGACGACGAGATGCAAGCAAATGGAGGCGGAGCCCAGTTCTGCCAACCACCTGCAGCAAGCGGGAAGACTGGCCGCGAGTCCGCCGAGTACAAAGCGGCCTTCGAAAAGTTCATCATCAATGGCGTTTCGGCGCTCTCCCCAGCCGAAATCAAGGCTATGGCTGCTGATCCGGATGCCGAGGGCGGTTATCTGGTTGCTCCACAGCAGATGGTGGCAGACCTTCTCAAACAGGTCGACGACATGGTGCAGCTTCGGCAGTATGCAACGGTCCATACACTCAAGCAAGCGAAATCGCTCGGTGTCGTGACGCTTGATGGGGATTTGGATGACCCTGAATGGACGACGGAACTGCGCACCGGCAAGGAGTCCGACATCGACCTCGGAAAACGTGAACTGCGCCCACATCCGCTTGCCAAGCGCACGCGCATTTCCAACACGCTGCTGCGGCTCACCGCTGGCGGCGCCGAAACGCTTGTGCGTGAACGTCTATCGTATAAGTACGGCACGACGATGGAAAAGGCGTATTTGACGGCTGACGGCAATCAAAAGCCTCTCGGTTTGTTCGTTCCGTCTGACAACGGCATTAAGTCAGACCGGGATGTATCCGGCGCCAACACAGCAACGGCGATCAAAGCGGACACGCTCATCGACGCGTTGTACAGCCTGAAAGCTGCGTATCAAACGAATTCGCGTTGGATGTTCCACCGAGACGTAGTGAAGGAAATCCGCAAGCTGAAAGACGGTGACGGCCGTTATCTGTGGGCTCCGGGAATTACTGGCGGTCAACCGGACACGATCCTTTCTCGTCCGTTCCTGCAATCGGAGTTCGCGCCGAAGACGATCGCTGCTGGTCAGTATATCGGCATCATTGGCGATTTCCGCTTTTACTGGATCGTCGACGCGCTCGACCTGCAAATCCAACGCCTTGTCGAGTTGTATGCCGAGACGAACCAAACGGGCTTTATCGGTCGTTATGAAGGAGACGGCCAACCGGTTATGTCCGAAGCGTTCACGCGCATCAAAATGGGCGCTTAATTAATAAGCTTTCTGTTTGAGGCCGGCGCCCGCACGGTATTTTTTAATGCGGGCAATTCCATATACGAGGTGAAAAACTGTGAACCTTAGCAACGGAGTAAAAATAACGAAGGTGGCAGCAGCGGCAGCGGCCGGGACGACGGTAGTCAACGGAACGGCGCTCGATATGTCCGGATACGAGGGCGTCATCTTTTTTACGACGATCGCCACGGCCAATGCCGGAAACATCTTTAAGGCGCAGATTGGCGAGCAGGCAAACGGATCGGATGCCGCAGACTTGGAAGGGACGGCAGTTGTAGCCGCAACCAATGCACAAGTCGTTTGGCTTGATATCTACCGGGCAGATCCGAACCAGAAGTATATTCGTCCTGTCGTTGTTCGCGGCGCGTCGTCCGCCGTAGGCGAGATTTACGCAATCCAGTACGAGAGTCGGCGCCAAGTTGCAGAAAACAACATCGCCAATACGATCATTGGAAAGCTGGTTGTCAATCCCTACGAAGGGACGGCGTAAACCATGACAGGAGAAAACACGAAAAACTATCGCGAGCAAGGCGGCGAACGCTGGGTCGTCGGCGGTGTCATTGATATCGTTGGCAACGGTGAATTACTTAAAGATGGCGTACCTGTGGATTTAACGCCTTCTGGCATGTCTCCAGCAGCCGCGCAGGCCAATAGCGCCGCAACTGATGCGGCCGGTCTTGTCGCTGACTTTAACGCACTGCTTGCCAAACTTCGGGCCGCCGGCCTGATGGATACGTGAGGTGACCCGGCATGGCCGGTTTAAAGGTGATTACACCGCCGGCCTCTGAGCCGGTAACGCTAGACGATATCAAACCGCAATTGCGAATTGAACTGGATGATACGGACTATGACGACATCTTAAGCCCGTTGATTCCTGCGGCACGGCAATGGTGCGAGGAATACCAAAACCGCGCCTATATTACGCAAACGCTCGAACTTGCGCTTGATGTATGGCCGTGTCGGGATTATATCGAGCTTCCGCGCCCTGACTTGCAGGGCGTAACATCAATCGCGTATACGGATGATGAGGGCGTCACAATAACATGGGCGTCCTCTAATTATTTGGTGGATGATTACGCATTTGTGGCGCGCGTCGTGCGTCGGAAAGGGGTCGGTTGGCCGTCCATTTGTTTGGCCACCGTCAACGGTATTAAGGTGCGTTACGTCGCTGGGTATGGTGGTGCTGACGACGTGCCCGAGCGAATAAAACAGGCGATCAAGCTGCTCGTTATCCATTGGTACGAGAATGGCATGTGCGATCCTCCGCCCGCGGTGTTGTCTTTGCTATCACTTGACAGGGTGGTGCCGGTATGAGTTGCCGCGACTGTAAGAAAAAGGACTCTTTGACGGATCGTTTGGACAAGCGGATTACCATCCAGTTACAAACCGATGAAGTTGACGCTTACAACGAGAGGTTGGACGCCTGGGGTGACGTTTGCACCGTATGGGCGGCTATTGAGCCGTTACGAGGGCAAGAGTTTTTTGCAGCTAAGGCAGAAAATGCCGAGGTAACAACACGTATTCGGATCCGCTACCGAGATGGTATCGACCGGACAATGAGAGTCGTTTATAAGTACACAGAGTTTGAAATCCTCTACATCATCCATCCCAATTTCGACCGCAAAGAGCTGCAGCTTATGTGTAAGGAGCGACAGTGATGGCAAGGCGATCGGGCATTGAAGGGATGGCGGAATTGGAGCGGACGTTTAAACGGCTCGGCAAGGTACCGCAGACTGTCGTAACCAAATCAGCCCGCGCCGGCGGTGGAGTAATTCTAAAAGCGACGCGGTCGAATGCGCCGGTGGAAGAAGGGAACCTTAAGCGCGGCCTTGTCTTGAAACGTGAACGGTCCCGGGTAAAGGGCAAGGCCGTCTATCAAGTGACTTTTGATAGCGCCATGAACAACGTATTTGTCAAAGTCTCCAAAGACGGCAAACGCTCGTACTATCCGGCATCGCAGGAATACGGTTACCTTACGGTCGATGGGCGATATATCCCGGGTTATCGGTATATGCGTCGATCGGCAGAGGATAACGGGAGCACTGCGGAAAGAAAAATGCTTGAAGTTGCCGGAAAGGCCGTCGAAAAAGCGATGAGAGGGTGATAGGCGATGGATTTTGAACAAGCACTGATATATGAGCTTAAATCAATACCATCGTTGGACGCCACGTGGATCGGCACTGTGGCCGCATGGAATGCCGCGGATTGGTCATGGGACCAAGAGCCTCCGAAACGCATTTCGCCGCTCAAATCGCCGGAGTATACGAACAGCAACACAACCTCATTTGTGATTTTTAATTCTACCTACGGCGTCCAGAGCAAGAGCCTTAGTGGATATTACGATGGAAAGTCGTTAAGGGTGGAAATCAATGCAGTCGCAAAACGCTATGCCGAGATGCATCAAATGGAAAGTGAAATCATTGAACTATTGACCGGCATGGAACAGAGGGTGATTGGCGTAAACGGTCCATATATCCAGGAACTGACCTATCAGTCTCCGGTTGAATTGTACGAGGATAAGCCCAAATTATACCGCTGTTTAATTGATTTCGAAGTGTATTTTTAAGGAGGGATTAGATTGGCAAAAAGATCGGTCGGTACAAAATTAATGATCGGCCTCAACGCCGTTGCGGGCCTAACGTCGATCGGCGGGATCGCCAAGACGGCCGACACACTCGATACGACGACATTGGACAGTGACGGCGGTTACCGCACGTTTACGGGTGGATTTAAGGATGGCGGTGAGGTGTCCTTGTCCGGATTTTTCGAGCCTGGCGACACAGGGCAGATGGCTATGGACGCGGCATTCGAAGCAGGTGAGGCTCTGGCGTTTCAAATCATTTTCCCGGTGTCACTCGGGGCAAGTTGGTCGTTCCAGGGCGTTGTAACCGCGTTTTCCACGGGCGCGGAGCTGGAGGAATTGGTTTCTTTCGAAGCTACCGTTAAGGTAAGTGGCAAGCCAACGCTTGTCACCACGCCGAGTGCCGGACTCTCGGCATTGGCAGTTACCGGGACGGGCGGGGCGCTCACACCCGCATTTGCGGCGAATAAAACCAGTTATACATTTAGCGGCGTTACCGGGGCGAGCGTCACGGTCACAGCGACGGGCGCTGGGCAAACGATCAAGTTGTATGCCGACGGCACGTACCTGCAGGACCTTGTGTCCGGCGCCGCTTCAAATGCGATTACGCTGGTGCTCAACACCGGCAAACGATTGACAATTGTTGCGAATGAGACTGGCAAAGCGCCTGTGTTATACGATATTATCGCCGTTAAGGTGAGCTAATCAATTCAAATTTTCGCCCGGGGCCATGCTCCGGGCTTATTCCATTGGAGGCATAGACATGAATAACGACGTCGTAATCATTCAACTGGATCGGGAAAGAAAAATGAAATTCGCCCACACTGCATTGATGACGTTGGAAGAATTAACTGGTTTGAAGATTGCCGAACTCGATCAGCAAATGGATCTCATGGACCACGATCTGCGGGCTAAAGTCGTGTATTGCGGTTTGTTGAAAGATGCCAAGGATAACGGCGAAACGTTGTCTTTGGAAAATATGCCCGATCTGCTTGATGAAGCTCCAAACATTGTACACGTGATTGAACAAGTTACGCGGGCATGGCAAGCTGCTTTCCCGGCTCCAAAAGATAATGCATCGGGAAACCAGCAGCCGCCGGTGGACCGACCGGAAAAAGGCAAGAATACGACTGGCAGGAAAGCCGCAGAGTAGCAATTCGGTGCGGAGTCGGAATTGCTGAATACTACGAAATAACACCGCGAGAGCTAATGCTTGTAGTTGACGAATACAATTACTGCCGACAACAACAGCGAGAGGATATGTATACGAACGCTTATTTGTCTGCATACTGGCAACGCGTAAAGAGGATGCCGAGCCTCAAAGAAGTGCTTGAGAGCATCCAGCCGAAAGAATCCGAGGAACAAACGCCGGATGAAATGTTTGAGGCTGTGAAACGACTGCAGGCGAAATTGGATAGAGAGGGGGGATAACGTTGGCCGTCGTCAAGAACCTAATGATCCGGATCGGGGCGGACTTTTCCGGGGCTCGCAAGGGCATGGAAGGCGCGACTCAGCAACTTGGAAAGTTCCGCCGCGACACGGAACGCACAACATCAACGATTAGCGGGCGAAGAGGACTCGGCGGAATCTCTACAAGCTTAAAGGGTCTAGGGAATTCTGTTACGTCCTCCCTCTCACAAATTCAAAGCTCAAAAGGTATTGGGGGAATTGTTTCCAGCCTGCGGTCAATGGCGCCTGTAATCGGCCAAGCATCAACAGGGTTGCGCGGTCTCGGCGGTTCTGCCATGACCGCGGGACGGGCGTTTGGGATTGCGGGCATAGCGATTGGAGTTTTCGTCGGCGCCTTATCCCTCGCGACAGTTGGAGTATATAAAGCGAGTCAAACGGCTGTAAAGTTTGAAGCCGATCTTGGACGCGTTAACATGGCGTTAAAAGGTGGGACGCGCGAATACCTACAATGGGCCCGCGCCCAGAAGTTAGCGAAATCAACTTCGGTGGAACTCGGAGCGACGTACGGTACACTCCTATCGTCGTTCATTAGCGATAATCGACAACTGCAGAACGAAACAAAGAATATTGTACACGCAACTCGGGTCACAGCGTCGGCAACAGGTCGATCAATTGAAGACACACTTGAACGTATGCGGTCTGGGCTCTTGGGTAACACCGAAGCCATTGAGGACCTTGGAATTTTCGTCAATGTTTCCATGATAGAATCCACCAAGGCTTTTAAACAATTTGCAAACGGCAAAAGTTGGGATCAACTCGATTTCCGTGTTCAGCAGCAAATAAGGCTTGCTGCGATCTTGGAACAGACGTATGCGCGCTATGGAAACACGCTTCAACAAAACGTCATGACCAAGCAAACGACCCTTACCGAACAGCTTAAAGACATCAAACTCAACTTGTCACAAGCTTTCTTGCCTATTTGGGACGCAGCTCTGCCGCCACTTATCAAATTAGCGGAAGTCCTGGGTGATATAACTGAATCGATTGCTAGATTTATGTACTGGCTTCGAGGTTGGGACTATGACGAGCAAACGCAAGGGACAAATACCCAAACTGATGCTGTCGTCGAGCAGGGCGACGCATACAAAGACCTTGGTAAACAGGCAAAAAAGGCACGCGGCGAGCTTGCTGCATTTGATCGCCTTAACCTTATCGGAGACTCAGCAGGCGGGTCCGGTGGAGGGATAGGCGGAAAAGGCGGGGATATCGGCAGCGGGGGATGGGGCGGAACTGGTTCAGGCGGTAGCGGCGCCGAACTTCCTCCGTTCCCAGCAATACCGAAACTCCAGCTTAAGTTTGATATGCCATCACCGCCGGACGCCGGAATGGGAGCTGTCGCAACGGCAGTAACGGCGACGCTTAACTCCATGATCGCCGAAACAAAGGCGAGAATGCAGCAATGGTGGAACGAACTGCAACTCCAAACATCCATTGGCGCCCTTAACTTGCAAATATCTTGGGACGAGTTATGGAGCGGCATGGGGTTGACGACAGCGGCGGCCGTGCCAACTATACAAGGGCAAGTAAGTAGTTTTTATTCAACGATCCAGCAGACTAGCGCGACCGCGACAACCAGGGTTGGGCTGGATTGGAAATCAATGTTGTCCGGCATGCTATCGACTTTGATCGCGCAGAGCCCACAAATCGGATTAAATTGGGAACTGCTGAAATCCAAAGTGCTGTCCATGCAAAATCCGTTACTGGCGGTTCGCGAGGATTGGAAAAGCACACTGAGCTATATGCAAAACCAGCTTAATGCTTACCGACCATATATCGAATGGGGTTGGCATTTGGTTGCAGTATCGGTAAGGAACTTGACGAATCCATTAGCAGATATAAAAACGGCCTGGGCGTCGACTTTGGAAAATATGTATACTGTCGCCGCGCAAAAAATGGGCGGTATTGTCGATAAGGTAAATTCAGCGATAAATGCATGGGATCGGCTCAAGCAAACATTGACAGGGTCAAGTTTAACACCTGCAGCGGGCGGCGCTGCATCCGCAGGAGCCGTAGCTGGACAAAAAACGCCAACGACATCCGGCGAGGTATATGGGCCTCAGCCGTTTATAGGCCCACTCCCTGCCGCTCAATCGTCGAAAGAAATGGGCCGAGATATCCCGGTTATCGGGCAATATCTGTCGGCGATGGATTGGCTTCAAAGTCAAACATCTTGGATTTCAAACTTGGCGCCTTATGCAGCTGGAGGTCCATCTGGTGCGGTTGGCGCAATTGGATCGGGTGTCAAGGGCGGTTCCGCAGCTGCGGGATGGGCTGCGAAATTGCTAGATGACTTTACAAATATGCTTAAAGGCGCCCCCATTCCGCAATTTGCGTCGGGCGCTGTTGTGTCAGGGCCCACTCTCGCAATGGTTGGAGATAACCACGGCGCAAGCGTGGATCCGGAAGTAATCGCCCCGCTATCCAAGCTTGAGGACATCATGGACGATGGTTCCGACGCGGAAGAGATCGGACTACTGAGGGGGATACTTCAAGCGGTACGGGAGAACCGGAATGTAAAAGCTATTATTTCCCGCGACGAAGTCGGAAAGGCGTCGGTAGATTATATCAATGACGAATCGCGGCGCGGAAAGAATCCGTTGCCCGTGAAGTAGGAGGCGATAACTTTGTATTTAGCAATCAATGACATTGAAATTGTCTCCTACCCGTCTGAGTTCTCAGTTTCAATCATGGACCTGGACAATGCGGAGACAACGACGCGCACTGCTGATGGGATGCTAACTCGTGACCGAATTGCTGTAAAAAGGCAGATCGATATGAGCTGGCCAGCATTAAAATGGTCGTCGTTATCGTCCATTTTACAAGCGATGGCCGACGAAAGCTTTACCTTCACCTATCCTGATTCGATGACAGGCACAGAGCAGACCAAGACATTCTATGTTGGCAACCGCGTATCCCCGATTGCAATAACGAAAAACGGTGTTACATGGTGGTCTGGCCTGCAAGTAACCTTGACGGAGTATTGATGCCATGTTTACGATATCCGAAAAATTCGAAAATTATCTCTTGGCACGCAATCGGAGATTCTTGGTTAAAGCCAGTGTCAACGGTGTCGAATACGGAAACGATAAGATCGTTGATTTCTCTATAAAGACTAGCATCACGACAAGTAGAGAGTTTGAATTGGGAAGCGTCGTCGCATCGCAATTAACCTTAAAAATAAAAACGCTATCTTCCGTTCCAGCCAATGCATTGATTGTCCCGTACATTGCGATGACCGGATCAACCGGACAAACCGAATGGCTGCCGTTGGGCCATTTCTATGTTGATACTCGCGAAAAAAATGGGGGCGTTCAGACCTTTGTCTGCCTTGACAAGCTTATGTGGTCGAACGAGTCATATATTTCCGGGATCAGCTACCCCGC